GTCCGCGCCTGAAGTCGTTGATTGGTATGTGAGACACGAAAGCAGCAGCGATTCTGGGGCAACCGTGACGACCGGCGACGACAGCGACATCCCATTCTCTGCCGCCCCGCTGACGTACTGCTGCCGGTTCCCCATCATTGATCCGTTGGGGATACCTGACCACTCGGCGACGTTGGCGACGTATGTCGCAGGCAGCAGCGTGACCCCGGTGATGCCGGCCGGAATGTTGATCGCTTCGTAGAGCGTGATGTACCGAGAGTTCGGAACCCCGGCGCTGTTCGGCAGTCCGAGCGTATCGATCTGCGTCATCGCTATGTCGCCGGGCGTCATCACCGCCGACGTGCCTTGTGTGCCGGTACGCATGACGATCAGGCGATTGCCTGCAACCGTTGGCTGCGCGAGCGTAACCGCGTTGCCGAAGTTCCCTGCCTGTTCGAGAACTGCTGCCACGAATCAGGATTCCCACACGGAGACGAAGCAGTCGACGTCAACGAACTGCGGGTTCGAGCCGGCGACGCGGGTGTACAGGACGAAGGCGCTCGTCGTGACCGGTCCGATCGATGCGGCAGTCAACGACGTGCCGACTGCGGTGCTAACACACGTCGCCTGGATGATCAGGTCGTTGACGACGACCGAGCCACCCGTGAACGTGACCGTCCAATTACCGATGCCGTTTCGTACGCATGAACAGCCGAACTGCTTCTTCACGGACCCGGTGTCGGACAGGTAAGCGTATGCACGCATACCGATCGGAGCAACCGCTGCCGCGATGTCGGCCGCGATCTTCCCGTCAACGTAATCTTTCCGTGTAAACGCTGCGACGTTGTTCGACTGAGCGATCGCTGAGATCACCCCATCAGCAGTCGTCCACGAAGCCTTCACGTTGCCAGCACCATCGTTCAGCGTGCCGCCGGTCGACGACGATCCGAGCACCTTCGTTGCGTTGCCGCGAACGATCTGGATCTCCGCGCTGACTTCGGTGAACCGGTTTGAGATTGACGCGTCGAGTTCTGCGATCGCTTGCTGTACGTTGGTCGACTGAATCGACCCGGTCGGTGTGAACGTCACGTCAGACGCAGCGACCGAGATATTGCCGATGTCCGTGTTGAGTTCAGCGAGCGCATTCGAGACGTCGGCTGCGGTGATGCCAGGGATCGCTGGCGAGATCAGTACGTTGAGAGCGTTGACAGGCGGCAGCACCCTCGGCACGTAGTACCACCCGGCCGGGTTCCCCGTGCTGGCGTCGGCGTCGCCGTAGACCATATAGTCCTGAACGGAGACAGCGACCGTGTGCGGGATCGTGTTGCTGCTCTCGCGCAGCGTCATGTTCCCCGCTGCAGAGAAAATGTAGAAGTTGCCCGACGTGGCTAGTGCAGGCGGGGTCGGGCCGTCAGTCGCCGGACTCCAGAAGCCGATGAACGAAAGACCCGCGAGTGGTAATGCCTGCAACGGAATCTTGCCACCACCGTCGAGGCCGGCGACGCCGTTCGCTACGTTCTTCCTGATCGTCAGATTGATGTCGTCAGCGAACGTCGGGTTCGTGATCGTCAGCGTGCCGCTGTCCGACGTGACGATCTTCGTCGACTTGTCAGCCTTCGAGCTAACGTCGATCGCGCCCGAGTTCGTTTCCTGAACCACCATTATTGCGCGGTCGAAGTCGCGCTCGTGCTGCTCCGCTTGGTACTGACCGTACGGTGTGTACGAGGTCGGCTGGATCGGTGGCGTGGCCCGCGTGAGCAGAATGATCGCGCCGGCAACCGGCGTCGGTGTGATCGTGACGGTCCATGCGTTGGGCGTCCTGATGTCACCAGCGATCGGTGCCGATACCGGTTGCGTCCCGTCGACCGTAGTGAGCACATCACCGACATCGAGTGCGGGGAACGTACCGATGAAGACCGAGCCTACACCGTCGCCGACGTACTCCTGCGTGCTGTTGGTTGTGCTGACGGTCATGTCATTGCGCTCCGAATGTGGGTGCGGTGTCGATGCGCCGCTTGGCTCGCTCTCCGCCTAACGGTATTGGTACGGGGCGCGGTGGCTCCGGTGTCAGCATCTCCTCGGTGATCTCGATGCCGCGCATCGCGAACGCATCCTGCACGTACGCTTTGCCCAACCACTCCATCTGCCCGGCCATAGTCCCGAACCCGAGCGCCCGCTGCAACAGATCACGGTTAAGCCCAGCCGTGTCACTCTGCGTGTCGTTCTCGATAGGCAAGCTGCCGGCGTCGATCAGTGAGTCGACAGCTTTCGCCCGCGCCTTGCCGATCGTCTCCTGATAATCCTGCCACGCCCAACCCTGTTGTTTGCCGGGTGGGTTGATGTCGCGGACATCGACATCGATACCCTTGAACGACATCGTGAACGTCGGCTCCGGGTGCTCGATGCCGTTCGCGTAGATCGCAGCATCACGCTCGCGCACGTTCGCCGGGTTCATCGGCTGATAGAACGACGGCGACACGTTGCGCTCGATGTAGTTGCCCCACGTCAGCATCGGCTCGCCCCAACCGTTTACACGGTACGGTCGATCCTTGTTGTAGTACGGCGACCGGTTCTTGATTTCCGTTCCGATGATTTTGAGGAAGTCAGTAAACTCATTCACGGTGTACGCGTCGGTCCCAGCCGGCGTGTAGGTTGGGTACGCTGCACCGAGGAACGTCTCGTCGTCGGTCTCACGTTGCGGCAAGTTCTCATCAGGCGTCTGCGACAGCCGAGCCAGATCACCAGCGAACGGCATGAACGTGCCGAGCTTGCCAGCGATCAACTTACCGGCAGATCTCGGGTTCGGTTCTTCAATCAACCCGAACAGATCGTGGATCGACGACAGGAACTGACGGTCGAGCATGACCTTGCCCATCACCCACGCGCCGGTCATGTATGCCATGTCGCGGTCTTCGGCAGTCTCAGCGTAGATTGCCATCTCGTGGAAAGAAGCGAGCGTGTTCAGCAGCATGAACGCCGGGTCGAGGCCGCCGGTTGTCTGACCGTACTTGCGCCCCTTTGAATCCGTTAGAATGAACGAGTTCGCCGGGATGCCCATCTTCTTCGCTTTCGTCGCCTTCCCTTTCTCTAACCCGGTGACCGCGCCGGTCATGTCCCCCGAACTAACACGATCGGTGACATAGATGAACGCGGCCCAGCCGACAGCCTGCTGCGTCATCACACGCGAGAACGCCGCACCCGACCCCTGCTCGATCACCGCTGCGTCACCCGTCATCGACTTCCACACAGCGTTGAGCGCGATCCCGGTATCGGTCTGCAACAGGCCAACCCCTGGCAGTCGACGATAGACCCACGACGCAAGATTGACCGGCGTCTTCAGGAACGGTGCCGCGAGGAACTTTGCCCACGGGTTGTTTGCCAGACCCGCGTTGACTAGACCACCAATGAATCGAACCGGGTCGCCCGCCGCTGGTCCGACATTTACCCGATCACGCCACATCGGCAGCGGTTGCGCCGAGATCATCTCTTCGGCCGCATCTGCCGCAGCCCTGTACGACTCCGCAGTCGGAAGCTCGATGCCTCGATACATCTCAGCGGTTGCGTCCGCGTGACTCAGTCCCTTCTGTCGACCCTGTCGATACAGACCGGCATAGAGTTCACTGCGCGTGTTGAGCGCACGGAAGAACGTGTCCATCGTCTGCAGCAGATTGGTATGCCGGCGTGCCACGATGCCGAACCAGTCGATGATCCCCTGCTGTGCCATGCTCAGAACGGGCGCACCGTTACGCGCCTTCATCAGCCGCTGCAGATTCATCTCGACGTTGGCCCCGGTGATCGCCGGGCGCATCGCGTTCATCTCAACCTTCGTCGTGCCGGACAGCACGTTCGGCTTTTCGAGGAGTGTGCTCCGCGACAGTCGGACCGCCTCACCGAAACCGTCAGCGAGTCCTTTCAGCTTGAGCACGATCTCGCGCACGTACCGCTGATCGTACTGCCCCGGATTCATCCTCGACGCCGGCCGCGCTACCTTGTCGATGAGTGCCTTCGTCGGACCCTCGATGACGAGATCCCCCGCCATCCGAATGAAGTTGCCGCCGACGTTCCGACCGTGGGTCACCATGCTGAACATGTTGTTGATCGCGTACTCGCGAGCCATGTCGCCCCAGCCGATCATCCGCTCGTTGACCTTCACCGCCCGCAGCATCTTCGCCGGGTCGGACCCGTACTGCGCGATCAGTTGCGAGAGTGCTTGCAGGTTGGTATCGCCGCCAAGCTCGATGAGCGCGGCGGCGTCGGCACGGATCGCGGACGCGGTCTGCCTCGGTGCCTTCGCCATCTTCAGGACGTTGAGCGTGCGTGCCGCTTCCCGAGCTTCGTTCGACAGCATCTCTTCGAGTGACGCCGCACGGGTGGCGACAAGTCGGAACTCCAACTTCTGCGCGTCGTTCAGCGCGCCGGCCACGTACGCTTTGTTCAGTTCGACCAGACGCTCGACATGACCCCCGAGCAACTGTGCCGCCGCCGTGATCTCGGTGTCGCCCCAGCGTCGACCCTGGGTGGTCACACCGCCCTTCGGTAGGGGTCGTCCCATCAGTTGCTCGTAGGTGTACTCCTGCGCTTCCTGCGTGACTTCTGCCCACGTATGGGGCTGACCCAGCCCCTTGGCAGCGACCCGGCTTGCAGCGAGTCCCTGGATCACTTCCAAAGCTTCCTCGTGGGTCTCGAACTGGAACAGGTTGTAGTTGCGCGGGCCGACCCCCGGCGACGTCTCACGGGCCAGGGTTCCAACGTCGGCGCCGGCCGATGACCGGATCGCTTGCGTGAGTGGCATCGCCCCGGCTTCGAGCTTGGCGCCACCCTTCTCTGCCGCCGTTCGGGCGAGCGCCCGGTTCTGCATCTGGATCAGGGTCGGGGGAAGCTTCCGCCCCGGCGGCGCCGGGACAGGGGCAGGAAGGGGGCTAGGCGCGACGCTGGGCGCGGCTGGGCCTGCCGGTGGGGGTGGAGTAGCCCCGGCGCCCCCAGCCGCTGCCTGCGGGGCAGGAGCGACGCCTGCCGGGGTAGGCTGCGGGATAGGCCCAACCGGTGCCGGTGTGCCAGCAGCGTTGGGCACCGCCGCAGCCACCTGTCCGGGCGCCGCGTTCGGGACGATCTGCTTCGCTGCTGCCGCCGCAGCCTGTGCCGCCGCCTCAGCGGCGGGGTCGACCCCTTTCGCCGCCTTGAGTAACCCCCGGAATAAGCCGCCCATCAGTCCTCCTCCCCGGCTTCGTCTTCGGACTCTTCGTCTTCCTCGTCGTCTTCGGACTCTTCGTCTTCCTCGTCGTCTTCGGACTCTTCGTCGTCCTCGTCTTCCTCAACGACGTCGTCTTCCCCGAACGCAACCATCGCTTCTTCGAGGGTTGGCACCTTGACGCCTTCGCTCTCCGCGTCGTCGATGATCTGCGACATAGCCTCAGCATCGGGCGGCTCATCGCCACAGTTTTCCGCAAAGAATTCAGCGAACGCTTTCGTTATCACTTCACCACCTTCGCCCATGCCGGGTCATCGATGCCATCAACCAAGTCGAGCACTTCGGCCAGCCCCTCCTCGCGAGAGATCTTTTCTTGTTGAACCCGGCGCCAGATCTTCTTGATCTTGTCATCGACGCCCGCCGACTTTTGCGTCGCCGTGAACAGCCCACGGACAGCCTCCCATGTGATCGACTGCATCTCGCGAGGACTGATACCGCGCTCCGAGGCGGCGAGATTGTACGCGTCGTGGTAGATGCCGTACGTGCCGTTGGCCCCGGTGTGCGCTGACGACGACACACCTCGACCACCGAAGTTCTGGATCACTTCGAGCGAAGCGCCGGACAGTCCGCGCAGGAGCGCAGCCGCGACCGCGTGCGTGTCGATCGTCACGTTGGTCGGATCTTCAGGGTGTGCGATGTTGTTGTAGAAGTTCCGCACCTTGTGCTCTTTGCCGAGTTGTTTGGTGATGTTAGTCATGCTGCCGTCTTCGAGAATCATCACCGCCTTCTTGATCGCGCTGAACGATCCCCACGCCGACTTTGCTGGGGCAGCGAATCCTTTCTTGTTTGGCTTCTTCGTCGCCGGTCCGATGACAGTCCCTTCGGGAGACAGCACGTTGTACCCACGATCGAATGACGACTCGTCAAACGCCCTGACCCAACGCGCCTTTTCGAGATCGGTGACCGGTGGGGTCTTGAACGAAAACTGCTTGAGCTTCGTCTTGTACGCTTTCTGGTGAGCGGCCGCAAAAGTCGCGTGCTCCTCAGCGGTGATCTTTCCTTCCTTCAACTTCTTGTTGATGGTCTTCGTCCAACCGTCTAGGCTTTTCTTCGCGAACTGTTTGCCCCATGCAGTCATCCGTGGGTTCGGTTGCCACCCCGACTTCTGAGCGGCCTGATACGCACGCATCACCCGGTTCGCCTGATCCATGTTCATAAACCAGTCTTTCTGCGGAGACAACACCGCCATCACACCGGAAGCCTGCTCGGTCGTTGTCCCGTACTGCTTCCCCATCCCCCGAGCTAACTTGTTAGCACCCGGATACCAACGGGTCGCCATCGAACGAAGTTCTGGTTTGAACAGGTCATGCAGCCACAGCAAGTTGTCAGCCATCCCACGCGTCAGATGCGCGAGCTTTTCCTCAGCCGTGAATTGCCGCCCGCGCAGCGGCTTGAATGATGTTGCGACATTGTTGAAGCTCGCGATCCCTTTCTCCAACGTGCCGCCTGCGGCCATCGCATCTGACCCGGTACGCAGCAAGTGCGTGCTGGGATCTTCGATCGTTCCGCCCTTCTCCTTCGGCTTCTTCGCTGACGGCACACGCGTGCTCACTGTCTGAGCGGTCCCCTTCTTCGGCTTAGGTACGTGGTACGTGACCTTCCCGCCTTGATAGTTAGCCGGCGTCGGCAACGATCCGATGTGCTGCCCGAGACTATCAACAATTCCCTCAGCCAAATTCTTCAAGACCGGCGCCCCGGCAACGGTGCCAATCAGTGCGCCGGCTTCGAGCATCTGTATCACACGACCAACGAGTGCGCTCTTCTGCTGTGTAGAGTCCAGGGAATCTCGCAGTTCCTGATCACCGAGGTCGAAGTACTCCATGATCATCGGCGCGAAGTTCCCGCCGAACTCACTGCGGGGATCATTGATGATCGCTTCGGTCAACAGTGCAGCGGTCGTCTCACGCGCCAGGGTGCCGGCCACTTTGAGACCGGTCGCACGGGACAGCATGACGTTGCCGATTGCCAGTTGTGCCATGAAAGATATGACGCGCTCGGCAGTTCCGGGCGCCGCGAGTTCTCCGACCGCGCCGATCTCCGGTATCAGATCGGGCGGCGTCTCGCCGACACCGCCGCGATTGTCGACAGTGTCCCGCACGAAGTTGATGAATTTGTTGGTGAGGCCCGTCATCGTGTTGACCATCAAACGACCAGTCATCTGCTCGCCGATTCCCTGCGCCCCAGCCCACGCCTCGATCGGTGTCGGCGTCTTGACACCCCCAACTTCGATCTCAGTCGGCCGCACGCCCATGTCGTACAGCAGGCCCGGCAGCGCAACCTCGGACGCAACCTCATCGGCTGATCGGTTGTCATGCACGATCGAGTACGCAGGGTCGAACTGTTCAGCGAGCGCGCCCTTCGGTGGGAGACGACCGTCGTTGAATGCGCTGACGTACTTGTAGTTGATGACGTCCGGCCCCTGCTCGTAGTCCGCACGAATCTCTAGCGCCTTCGCCGCTTCAGCGTCTTCTGCCTGTGCCGCCAACTCAGCCTCACGCTGCGCTTGCTGCTGTGCGCCGGGGCTGACCGCTTCGCGCCGTGTCCGCAGGTAGTCCTGCACATCCTGCTCCGACGTTCCCCGAGCCGGGTCACGCGGGACATCGATCGGCGTGTCATCGTTGGGATCATCAACCATCTGGAACACGTCGCCCTCGGGCGGCTCACCCGCAACCGGGAGATCGACCGGTTGCACGAGACCTATACGATACGTTGGTTCACTCAATTGATGTTCTCCGCAGCTTGATCCTTCGCTTCGTCTCTCGCTCTTGCCGCTTCCTGCTTCCGTTGGTCAGCCGCAGCCCGCTCATCAAAGTACTTGTTGATCTCGTCAACCTGCTGGTCGCGCTCTTCAGGGGTGACCGTGCGAGCGATAGCTTGATCGCTGAGATCGTTGAGGATCGCCTGCCGCGTCTTAGTGAGCGTCCCGTCCGCTTTCATATACGGGGAGATACGCGCCCTTACCGCAGCCGTTAGATCCGCGACAGCCGGCTCGCCCTTCGCATACCTCGATGCGTTGTTGATGACCCAGTCCATAGCCTTCTGTGGAACCTCATCGGTCGGCACGTCGAGGAGGTACGCGTCAAGGTCCATCTTCATCCGCGCACCCTGAGCGGCGGAATCCTTACTGTTAGATGCCATCTGTCCGAGCATCAGCGCGAAGTCAACTTGGCCGTCCGGCCCGGTGATCGGCGCTTGCGCCCCGATCAGCATCAGACCGCGACCGACCGCTTCCTTGTATCCGGGCGTCGACCACGTACCCGACCCGAGCTTGTTCGCGAGTTCGAGCGTCTGGTTGAAGTCGGTCTTCGACAGTAGCCCGTCGTTGAAGGCCGCATACACCTCGCCCTTCATCTCAGCCTTCGCGGCAAGCTGTGCTTTCTGCGACATGTCCTGTGCTTGCGCCAGCCCCAACTGAATCCGCATGAACTCTGCCGGGTCGGTCTTACCCTCGGACCGATCCTTGATCATAGACAGCAGTGCCGGCACCGACTCGCGACTGATGACGTTAGCAAGACCCGCGTTGGTGATCATCGCCGCAGTAGCCTTCCCGTCTCCGATCACGCGCATCAGTTCGATCTCGTTCTTGTCCTGCATCAACCCAAGGTTCCGCTGTTGATCCACACGACCCTTCTCGTGGGACTGGTAGATGACGCCGATCGCTTGAGCCTTGTCGTCCTCAGTGATGAGCGGATTCTTCCACGCCACTGCTTCTGCGACCGCCGCCGCCATCGTGGTGTCGTTGGGTGGCTTCGATATGAAGTCAGTCACGAACCCTTGGAACTCCTCGGACGCGATGTACTTACGCAGCGCCTGATACGTTTCCTGACTGTACGCACCATTGAGGAACTGTTGGTGGTTACGCGACGTGGCGTCTTTCCAGTTGCCGGCAGCGGTAAGTGACTGTATCGACTCGACACCTTTCGCTGCGGTGAACTCTTTCTGGTGAACGAGTTGATCTTCCTGCAACGCGACCGTGTGCTTGTTCACTAGGTCAGTGAGGATCGGACGCGCCTGCCGCTTCTGCGACGACGTCATCGTGCTGAGACGCGACTCGACGATCTCATTGATGTCAGTCTGGAAAGCGTTCCGACCGTACGTGCCGAGCGCCGGGTTGTCATTCACGTAGCTGAACGTGTTGACATTCTGCCCGTCGACCTCCATCTCGGGGTTCTCACGCTGCGCGTTGCGTATATCCCGCGCAGCCACGTCGATCTCACCGGCAACCTCAGCGACCAGTGCTTCGTTGTCGAGCTTCTGGTACTTCTCACGGGTCTGATTGAGTTGCGCGAGTCCCGCCACCGCAGCGGTCGCGACGTTGTACGGACCCGCAGCCGCTGCTCCCATAGTCTCGGGACTCGGCGCGGTCGCTGCCAGCCCCTCAGCAGGGTTGGTTATCGGGTTCGACGGGATGTTGAATGCCATGACTATCTCACGTTGTGTTGGATTTATAGCCTGAGTAGCCGGCCTGCGCGAAGTTCAGAGCGGACCCGATACCTTGTGTCAGGTATCCCGACGACGCTGCTTGCCCCGCCGCTGTCGCCCCCTTCAAGCTGTACTGAAGCTTCATCGCTTCGTAGTAGCTCGCCTGAGCGAAGTCCTTCAACTGTTCCGTTTCGAGATCCTTCGGTGTACCGACATCGACCGCCACGCCGGCTGCGGCATAACCCGTCTGTTGGACACCGAGCAGTTGCTGCTTCGACCGATACATCGCACGCATCCGCTCTTGGGACTCGATACCGAGAAGAGCCTTCTGCGCTTTCGCAGCTTTCTTCGCAGCCTTAGACGCCTTGTTCGCACCAAAGAGTGAGGTGCCGATGCCGACCGCAGCGATCCCTACATTCACCCAACTCATTCGTCATCTCCGATGATGATCATCCGTTCAAGCTCGGCCAGATCCTGCGTATTCGTCGGGTTCTGATGCACCGTCAGCAGCACCGAATCTTCGAGTGCGAACGTCGCACGCTTCGTCCCCGGCAGCGAGATCCACAGATCACCCTCTTCGATGACCGATCCTTCAGGCACGTCGTCCGTGCTGCTCGTCACGACGAGTTGCCCCCTGAGTAGAATCGTCAGGCATGAACCCCGGTGCCGCTTGCCGACGATCAACACGCCCGCCCGGCGGATCAGCACTCGGGTGTACACGCCCGGCGTGAAGTAGTGATACGTCTGGACGTGATCGCTGGACTCCTCGTCGGTGACGAAGTGCCCCGGCAGTTCGCGGATGTACTGCTCCAGCGAGTCGATCTTCTTCGACGCCGGGAACTGAACTACGTTGAGGTCGAGGACGTTCATCAGTCGTCTCCACCGTTAACAGACAGCAGGCCGAACAGCCCGGTGATCTGGTACGGCAGCGGCTCATTGCATTCGATCTCAAGCTCGCCGCCCGTGCCGAGGTTGGCGATATTGACGTCGCCCGTGTACAACCCCGACACCTCGTCGTACAGATCCGCGACACTGCGCTCACGGATCGGCACACCGTTGACGACCGGCATCGCAGATGCGAACAGCCGGAACATCGGCCGCGCCCATCGCTGCGTCGCCGCCTGCGCGGTGTTCTTCGATGCCACCTCAAGCTGGACCGGAACGATCTTCGCAGGGTACTTGTACCCGATGTAAACCGTCGCGTTGAGCGGAATCGGTTGGGCCACCGTGATGGCGCCTGACACCGACGCGGTGTATGTACCGTAGTCGACGCCGTCAGCCTGCACCGTCACCGCCTTGTTGAAGAACCTCGACGCAACCGTTAGCGATGTCGTGCCATTGCCCGTCTGGATCTGCACAGCGTCGAGTCGTGCGAACCACAAGCTCGGGTCGAGCGTTGCATAGTCGAAACCACCGGCAGTGTTGGGTTCGACACCCCACTCGTTGCGCGATGTCTCCGACAGGATCTCAAGGAACACCTGATCCACGAACGCTGCACCGTTCCACGTCGATCGCTGTGTCGCGAGTACGACCATGTCCTTCTGCGCGACACCACCGAAGAACGATTCGATCGCGATGAACATCCCACCCTGCGTTGCGTTCTTCGTCCACGCTGCAACACCGTAGAAGCGTTCGTACGTGAACGACATCAACGAACCGTCCGATCGCAACAGGAACAGAATCGAGTCAGGTGAGTTGATGTACGCGAAGTCCTTGATGCGCCGCCCCTCAGTCCACATGTGTTCAGCGTACGCGGTCATGTCCGACGCCTGATACGCCTGCAGATCATTGATGAACTGCATCCGGCGCATCTGCCGACCGTTGCGTTGAACGAAGAACACTTCGCCTGCAACGTCGAACCCCCGGACATCCCCGAGCGAGTAGTTCGACTGCCGGCTGAAGTTCACACTCGTCGGCGCCATTGGCACCTGTGTCTGAGCGAACACCCCGACCGACGTGCCGACGTAGAGGATCTTCTGCGAATGCAGCCACACCACACTCAAACCGTTAGCGACGACCAGCAGGAATACGAAGGCATCGTTCGCGTTGGTGCCGGTCGTGAAGTTCAGGAACTGCCCGATGCCGGTGCGCGAGCCTGCGATCACGCCACGCGCCGCAGGAGGTCCGTTAGCAACTAGGCGCTGCTCGTGTGCTGTGCCGGTCGAAGGCCAGCCCCGGTTGTACGTTGCATACGATTGGTCGATCGACCACGCCTTGCCGGCGTTGAGGGTTGTCCAGTCCGTGCCAGCCGGCAGCGATGCGCCGAGACTCGTCCAGTAGGTCGCTTGGTTAACCCCCACACCGGGTTCGTTAGACGCAACCGACAGGTGAGCGAGGATGCACCGATAGTAGACCGCGTTGTGCAGGATGACGCCGGGGCCGGACCACAACGGTTCCGCGCCCGACGTGCCGTCAGTCAGCGTGGTGATCGTTACCGACTCACCAGACACCGGATTCGACAGCAATAGTGTCAACTGCCCGGTCGCATCGCCGACGCTGCCGAGGAAGTTGTACTGTATATCGAAGTTGAGGATCTGCCCGGAGCCTGTCCACGTCACGATGACGCTGCTCGGCAAGACCGCAGCCACTGCCTTCAGCGCGGTCTCAATGTTCGTGCGAGTTGTCGTCGGGCTGTTCTTGATGATCGTGAAGTACACACCACCAGCAACACTCAGGCTGGACACGTTGATGATGTTCCACGCCTTGTCCGTGTTCACCACTAGCGACAGTGCGAACTTCGCGAACGTCGACGGTGGCGAAAGCGTATCGCGGAAATCATAGAGCGGGGCGACGTACGACCCGGTGTTTTGAACGTCCGTGAACGACCACACGCCTGCACGAACCCGCAGCACACGCGATCGGTGATGGTTGTCAAACACAACGATCGAATCTTGAAGCTGTGCGACCTGCATCACCCGTAGGTCGGTTACATCGTACGGAGTCGCAAACGATGCGATCGGAGAACCAAGATCCACATTGATCGAGAACGTCACCGTCGAGTACACCTTGACGATGAGCGGTGCCCACACCGTGATGAAGTCGCCGCCAGGGAACTCCAGCTTGAAAACAACGACTGTGGAGAGATCAACGCCGGGGATGTCGACCGACAGGTTGCGACCGAACAGTGTGCCCGTCCGCTTTGACACACCGCCCTGCGGCAGCACCAACATATTCGTAATGTCGCGGCAACCCGACTCGTAGTTGGCCGACACGGTGCCGCCACCCTGTAGTGGGTCCATCCCACCACGCTGCACGCGGCTGAACCAACGCGGCGAGAGTTCGCCGCCCGTGAAGTCGGTGATTAGTACATCGCCCTGCCAGTCTGCAGCCATCAGCGGTTGACCAGCAGTTGCGTGTTGTACGTTGCCTGCGTCGACTGACCCTGACCGTAGACGTTCTGAGCCTCATCCTTCAACGCACCATACAGTTGCATCATGCCGCCGACCTTCGCGTTCGACTCGGTGATCGCATACGCGATCCTCGACGCGAGGAACGCAGCGAACGCCAACACGAAGTTCTCATCCATCAAATTCTCGACACCTACGACATCCTTCAGATACCTGATCCACAGGATCGGCTGATTGGTCAGGATCGCGGAGCCTTCAACAGTCCACGCCAGCGAGTCAGCGAACGCACCCTGCGGTTGCCCGGTGTTGAGCGCGGTGCCTAGCTCGACGACGAGCAGGTTGTCGACGGGGACCGGGTACGCATTCATGTAGAGCGCACTCAACGGAACTGTTAGCAGCGGGCCGGGCGCAACACGCCCCATGACGAACGGCGGCTTGATCAGTCGGAGACACGAATCTCGGGCTGAGTCGTAGAACACGCTGCAGGCTTTCGCCTCGGTCGTGTTCTCTCCGATGTCCTGAATCGTGTCTTCGCCGAGGAGCATCAACGCCTGATTGCAGATCGATACCTGATCAGCCATGTCACCACCCCCTCGATGCGCGTGGACGTCTCATCTCAATGGCTTTGTACCGATCGAGCACCGCAGCTTGCGCGGCGTCGATACGTTGTTGGTTGATACCGTGAGCGAGAAGAAACGCGTGCTGGTCGAGCCACGACACACCGTTCTGCTCCATCTGGACGATCGCGTCAGCGATCACGCTGACGCCGAGTTGCTTGCGTGCATCCTCCCCGGATGCACACGTCTCACACCAAGGCCAGCCGGTGACTAGCGTCTTCCGGCCGCAGCCCATCTTGCACAACGTCTTCAACTTTCAACCTCCTTAAAAGAACACCGCGCCGACGGGCCGAGTCCCGTGGCGCGGTGTTTGCGGGAGGATGAAAGCCTACGCGGCGATCATGCCTCGTCGCAATCGACTTGAACCACACCCACGCCTTCGATGCGGGTCGAACCCATCGTCATCGAGCAGTACACCTGCCACGCGAACGACTTGTCAGGACGCTCTGCGATGCGAGCGAACATGTCTTCGTTGATCCCGAGGCCCATTGCCATCCGCTGCCACATGAAGCACGAACGCGTGCCACCTGCGCCGGTCGACGGCAAACGCTCAGAGCGAATCCACGTCAGACCGAGGAACGTCTCGACCTTGCCCGACATCAGCGTGCGGACCGTGTTGTAGTCGGCCGACGTGAATGCCGCGAGGCTCAACACGTTAGACAACTGCTCGGACCCGTACGTGAAGAACCGATCCATGTCGTCAACTTCGTTCTTGTTGAGCGACTGGATGCCGGCCAGAACTTTCGCTTCGGTCAGACCCACCGCGCCGACTGCGACCACGATGCCGCCATCCGTTGCGAAGTTGATCGAGGCGCCGTTGCCGTCGGTCACGTTGCCGTTGAAGGCAGCGATGATGATGTCGTCCTTGGCACGACCCAGTGCGTTGGCACCAGCGATCGCGTACTCGGACTCCGGGTTGATGATCAAGCGCAGCTTGTCTTCACGGTCGACGAGGTCGCCCCAGTCATAATCGACCGGGCTGACTTTCCGACGTGACGACGGCGCGTCGAGCACCGGGGTATCGGCGTGGCGTGACGCCTTCGCTTGCGCGGTCACTTGACCGATCCGCTCGAAGTTGTCGACGTTGCCGACGAGTGATTCCACACGGACTGCGCCGCCGAGGCGGGAGCCGCGTTGCTGAGAGAGTTGGTACACGTTCGACTTGAACTGCTCGACGAACGCTTGAGAGATTGTGCTGACCATTTGGCCGCTCCTTAATGAATATGTTGGTCTATTCGGAACGCACCCCCGGAAGCCGGGACGTCAGCCTTGCTCGTTACGCGAGCCACTCGGACCTAGTCAGTTGTCGGACCTTGCGGCACTCCGACGGCGGGACTCTACTGCCCGTAACTACGCTTCGTCAACTTCCGGTTCGCCGCCATCTGCCGGACCTTGGCTGTCCGCTGCGTTTTCGTCCCCGGCGCTTTCTTCGACTTTGGCTTTGTTCCCACGGTTGCATTCCTCGACGTATCGCTTCAGATCGATCGCGCCGTCTTTGAGAGCTTGTTCAAGATCCATATCAGCGGTCCCAGTAGTTAACGTCACCGTCGAGCGTGGACTCTGCCGATGCACGAGCAGAAGCCCACGAGTTCAGCGCGGTCCAACTGCCGGGTGTCACACCGTACGGCGCGTCACCGTACGGCGGGCGCGAGACCGTCTGAATGTCTGTCTGACTGAACCGTCGAGGGGCGAACAGACTGGCGTTTGCCGGTGCGGCGGTGACCGCTACGTCAGCGTTGGTGACACGCGTCTTCATGTTGAGTGTCGGCATGTCAGTTGCTCGGCGCCGTGACAGGGACCGTTGTCGTGTTGTTGACCGGCGGGGCCAGCACGGCTTGCGCCGTACCCCACGCGAGCAGCGTGTAGGTGGGCAGCGTGCCCTTCTGTCCGCTGATGTTCTGTTGGGGGTCGGTTCTGTTACTCATGGATCACCTCACTGGAATAGAACGAATGCCGGCGCGGTCACCGCAGTGACGTTGAGCGGCGAGATGTAATGCAAGCCTGGGCCGAGTGTGATCGGCACGACGCCGTCAGTGAACGTGATCGAGCCGCCCGTTCCGACGTAGACGCCGAACGGACGCTGCGCTGCTGCCGCGTAGTTGGTGACGGTCGCTGCGGCCCATGCGGTTGCCGATGGAGGTGCCGATACTTTTGCCGACGCTGTCATGTCATACCCTCAGAAGAGAACCATCACGGCGCCAACGACCGCACCGAGGCTCGACGGCGAGACGTAGTGCGTGCCTGCCGTGTCGATGGTCATCGAGACACCATTCTTGATAACCACCACCGAGCCACCGGCAGGGACAACGACGCCTATCGGCAATCCAGCCCGCGTCGAATAGTCCGCACTCGACACCGC